ATATCAATGAGTCTTATATCATTGGTGACAATCATGAATTGCTTCCTGGCGTATATACGTTAGTTAATAACATCATGCTACCATCTACTGGTGAAGAGATTGCAATGGCTGAATCAAAAGTTATTGCTCATGGTAATGAAGAAATTGTTGGGTCTATCTTCGGTATGAATGTATACAACGTAGAGCATATTGCTACTAAGCAATTTGTACAAGTAACAGCAAGAGATCTAAGACGATGAGCGAACCTACTAACAAATCAGGCGGTGTTGCGCAGAAAGATAAACCTCTTGGTGGAGTCATCAAGAAGTACAAGGCTTTCACAGTACCATCTGAAACCTTCAATAAATTCAGCACAGGCCGTAATAAGTTTGAACGCTGGAGCAAGTATCTAGACCTAGCGGATTCAAATCAAAAAGCAATCCACGACTATGCTAGAAAGCAGCCAAACAATACAATAATCTTAAAGGACTCTACTACGGGTGCTATGAGATCTATTCGTAGACGTTCTGCAAAATAAATCAAATTAGCTGTTTACTTTTATCTGAATATACGCTATAATAGTACCATAATCTAGTAGAATATAAACAGCGGGAATTACATTATGGGAATAACATCAGGTCTTCAAATGCTGGCGATCGGTGGAATTATAACAGTAGCCGGTGCCGGTTATTGGTATTACACTGAATCGCAAAAGCGGATCAATAACTTGCAAGTCCAAGTGGCTCAATCAGATGCTGCTATGCAAATTCAATCGGAGTTCATCACAAAGCAATCAGAAGTCATTAGTAATATCAATGACAATATGACCTTGCTTCAAGATGTACAATCTGGTCTAGTAAAATCATCTCGTGAGAATGCTGCAGAAGTTAACGCTCTACGGAACAAGTTCAATGTCAGTTCGTCTGGCAAAGAACGTGATCTAGGTGTATTAGCTGCTGCAAAGCCTGCTCTCATTTCTAAGATTGTTAATAAAGCTACAAAAGCACTTGGTGCTGATGTACGTGAACTAACGTCTGAAGTAGTGATTGAAGATGTTGTCGTTACAGAAGAGGTAGCAGAATGAAGAAGTTAATTTTAGCTGCTGCTGCATTAAGTATGACAGCATGTTCAGTATTTCCTAAAGCACCTCCTGTGATAGCAATTGATTGTCCTATTCCAGAATATGATGATCCAACAATTGAATTCTTGAGTCCTGTACCTGTTGAATGGATGGATATGGAAATTGTTATCATCACTCCTGGTACTTCTGATGCAGAGTTCGAAAAGCTAGATGTAGAGGAACGAGTATATTTTGCAGTAACAGATAAAGGATATGAAGCTATGTCTATAAACTTTGCAGAATTAAAGAGATATATAAAGGACCAAAAGAATATTATTATTGCATACAAGACGTACTTTGAGGAAAAGAAATGAACGACATTTTAATTACTAAACGAGATGGTAATAAAGAAGGCTTTGAATTAGAGAAGATTCATAGGATCCTTGATTGGGCTTGTGAATTAATTTCTGGTGTATCTGTATCAGAAATTGAATTACGCTCTAACATTCAATTATATAACTCAATACCTTCTGATGAAATTCATGAATTATTGATTAAATCATCTTCAGAATTAATTTCAGAAGCAACACCTAATTATCAATTTGTAGCTGCTCGCTTAATCAATTACAAAATTCGTAAAGAAGTATTCGGTGGATATGTACCAAAGCATTTGTTTGAAGTTGTTAATGATAACATCGAGCGTGGTGTATATGATAAAGCTATATTAGATAGTTACACTCCTGCTGAATTTGATAAGATGGAAGACTTCATTAAGCATGACCGTGATAATACATTCACGTATGTTGGTATGGAACAATTCCGTGGTAAATATCTTGTACAGAATAGAAAGACTAAAGAGATATACGAGACACCGCAAATTTTGTATATGATGATATCAGCTACATTATTTCAAAATTACCCAAATGATACAAGGATGAAGTATGTTAAAGACTTTTACGATGCAGTTTCTCAATTCTACATTTCATTACCTACACCAATTATGGCTGGGGTTAGAACTCCTACTAGACAGTTCTCCTCTTGTGTGCTCATTGAATCCGGCGACTCCCTCGGTTCGATTAACGCAACGGCTACGTCTGTCGTTCGCTACATATCTAAGAAAGCTGGCATTGGTATCAATGCTGGCGGAATCCGTGGCATTGGCTCTAGGATTGGTGACGGTTCTGTTGTTCACACAGGCTTAATTCCATTCCTAAAATACTTTGCTGCTGCAGTTAAGTCCTGCAGTCAAGGTGGTGTTCGTGGTGGTGCCGCTACAGTATATTATCCTGTATGGCATTGGGAATTTGAAGACCTGATTGTATTAAAGAATAACAAGGGTACAGAAGAGAATCGTATTCGTAATTTAGATTATGGCGTACAATTCAATAAGCTAATGTATGAGCGTCTATTAACTGGCGGTAACATTACATTCTTCTCGCCTGATGAAGTACCTGATTTGTACAAAGCATTTTATGATGATCAAGATAAGTTTAAGGCTCTATATGAAAAGTATGAGAAATCTAGATCTGTACGTAAGAAGTCATTACCCGCACTAGAAGTATTCTCGTCATTTCTTACAGAGAGAAAAGAAACAGGCCGCATCTATCTACAGAATGTTGATCACGCAAATGATCATGGTTCATTCTTACCAGAAGTTGCACCTATTAAGCAGAGTAACTTATGCGCAGAGATTGCATTACCTACCAAACCACTAAAGCATGCAGACGACGAAGATGGTGAAATCAGTCTATGTACACTCAGTGCAATTAATTGGGGACTCATTTCAGACCCTGCCGATTTTGAAAAATACTGTGACTTGGCAGTTAGATCCCTCGATGAGCTCCTTGACTACCAAGATTATCCTGTCCCAGCAGCAATGGCTGGAACTATGCGTCGCAGACCATTGGGTGTCGGTATCATTAACCTTGCTTACTTTCTAGCAAAGCGTGGATTAAAGTATAACGATGATGCACTTGCTACTGTAGATGAATATGCAGAAGCATGGAGCTACTATCTTATCAAGGCATCTAACAACCTTGCTAAAGAGAAGGGTGCATGTCCTGCTTCTGATGAGACTAAGTATCATAGTGGTATTACTCCTCGTGATACGTATAAGCGCGAAGTAGATGAATTGGTTGCTTCTGTATCAAGAATGGATTGGAATGGTTTGCAGGATGATCTACGTGAACATGGAATTCGTAACTCTACCGTTATGGCATTGATGCCTGCAGAAACATCTGCACAAGTATCTAACTCTACTAATGGTATCGAGCCACCAAGAGCCTTTGTATCTTATAAGGGATCTAAAGATGGTATCATGGCTCAGGTAGTTCCAGGTTATCCTCGCCTAAAGAACAAATACGATCTCTTATGGGATCAAAAAGGACCAGATGGTTATCTTAAAATATGTGCAGTGTTACAGAAATATATAGATCAAGCCATCTCAGTTAATACGTCATACAACTCGGATCATTATGAAGATGGCAAGGTGCCTATGTCTGAAATGATGCGTGACCTTATTAATTTTTATAAATACGGCGGCAAACATCTATACTATTTTAATACTCATGATGGAGCAGGTGAAGAAGTTGATGAAGTAGATTGCGATTCATGCAAGATTTAATAAGGAAGAAATAAATGAGTGTGTATAAGCCAGCCAATGTGTCTCATCTTGAACGTAATATGTTCTTTGATGAGGCGGTAGACATTGCTCGATATGATGAAGTTAAGTACCCTACCTACGAGAAGCTAACTGATAAGATGTTAGGCTTCTTCTGGCGTCCATCTGAAGTTGACGTCACTAAAGATAAATCAGATTTCCGTGAACTTAATGATCACGAGCAGCATATCTTTACAGCAAATTTAAAGAGACAGATCCTTCTTGATAGTGTTCAAGGACGATCTCCTAACCTGGCACTATTACCAATATGCTCATTACCCGAGCTAGAAGTAATGATCGAGACCTGGTCTTTCTTTGAGACTATACACTCTCGATCATATACCCATATCATTCGTAACATTTACCCTAATCCTTCTATTGTATTTGATGAGATCAATAGCATATCTGAAATTCTTGATTGTGCTGATGATGTATCAAAGTACTATGATAATCTAATTAGATTAAACAGTGAAGCTGCTGCAGGAAATGTAGTTTCTACATATGACCATAAGAAAGCATTATGGCTGTGTCTTCATTCTATATACATACTGGAAGGCATTCGCTTTTATGTATCGTTCGCTTGCTCTTGGGCATTTGCTGAATTGAAGAAGATGGAAGGTAATGCTAAGATTATTAAATTAATCGCACGTGATGAGAACTTACACTTATCTTCATCTACTCAGATTATTCGTAATCTATTAAAAGAAGATGATGACTTCATTAAGATCCAGGAAGATTGTCGTGAAGAAGTTAATGCTATGTTTATATCAGCAATCGACCAAGAAAAAGTTTGGGTCGATTACCTTTTTGCTGGCGGATCAATGATTGGATTGAATAGCGTAATTCTTAAAGATTACGTTGAATGGATATCATCTAAGCGTATGAAGACACTAGGATATGTATCACCGTATCAGGTATCGCAAGCTAATCCGTTGCCATGGACTGAAAAGTGGATATCAGGATCACAAGTACAAGTAGCACCACAAGAGACAGAAATTTCCTCATACATTGTTGGAGGAGTAAAACAAGATGTCACAGATGACACATTAAAGGGATTAAGTTTATGATCGAGATTTATGCAAGGGAGACACCACCCTGCTCATACTGTATTGCAGCAGTTAAATTATGCGAGTCACAGGATTTAGAATATAAGAAGTTAGTATTAGATAGAGATTTTAGCATAGAGGATTTCAGTATGGAATTCTATAACGCAAGATCGTTTCCACAAATCAAAATAGACGGTGATGCTATTGGCGGGTTCGATGAACTTCGGCAAGCAGTATCAATTCAAGCGTCATTATCGAGTCTCAGCTTATGAAGTATAATATAATTTGCGAAGAGTGCGATACGGAATATGAAATTATAGATGATGACGACCTAGACATTGAACCAAACTATTGCCCGTACTGTAGTAAACCAGTAGAAGATCTGCCACCAACTGAAGTAGAAGATGAGTTGGAGTTATAAGGGCGAGGTCTACGACTTAGGTGAATCCACTCACAAGGATGTGTATGGGTTTGTATATGTAGTTACTAGTGTAGAGACAGGCAAGAAGTATATTGGTAAGAAGGTATTCTGGGCTAAGAAGACCAGGCAAGTAAAGGGTAAAAAGAAGAAGTACTTAGGTGAATCTGATTGGAAGTCTTATTACGGTTCATGTGAGTTACTTAATGAAGAGCGTGCTAATGGTGCGTTATTTGATAGAGAGATATTGATATTGTGTAAGTCTAAGGGCGAATGCAACTATGTAGAAATGCATATGCAAATGGCTCTCGATGTAATTCTTAAACCTGACGAGTACTATAACAGATTTGTGGGTGGTAAGATACATGCAAATCATGTGAAAAGTTTACAAATATAGGTTGTCTTCAGCCTAGTTATATGGTATAATATGTTATGAGTAAAGATAATATTGTAAAGTTTCCAGGCATTAAGCAGAACAAGCATCTGAATAAGCGTAATGAGATGGAAGCTACAATGCAAGAGATTGAAGAGTATGTTCAGTTCATGACTGATATGATTATCGAACAGATGATTATGGATGGTTATGATGCAGAAGATACTAAGTTGATAGATGACTTGACAGTAACCATCAATATGTTATGTGGAGCTATTTCTCGAGTAGAGAAGATCCCACACTTCACTCACGAGATACTAGATGCAATGCATATTGAGTTAACTGCTCTTCTTGAAGAAGAAGATTTTGAAGAATACGATGATGATGATAAACAGTAAATTGGAGAAGGCATATTATATTATTAGATTTTAATGGTGTTGTTATTGGGCAGATAGCTCAAGCTAACCTACAGAAGATTGAGATTACAGAAGACATTGTACGACACATTTGTCTAAACAACATCAGGATGTATAACAAGAAGTATCGTGATCAATATGGTGCTATGGTTATATGTACAGAAGGTTCTAAGAACTGGCGTAAAGTTTACTATCCAGAATATAAGTACAAACGTAAGGTTGATCGTAAGAAGTCTGATCTTGATTGGCATGCTGTATATGGTATGATCAATACTGTTGTAGAAGAGATGAACGAATTCCTTCCATGGTATGTTTTGAATGTAGATACTTGTGAAGCAGATGATGTTATTGCTCATATTACTCTTACAACTCAAGAGTTCGGTCAACATGAAGATGTAATGATTGTTTCTTCTGATAAGGATTTCCTTCAGTTGCAAGCAGGTAATACAAATGTACAACAGTTCAGTCCTATTGCTAAGAAGTTAATCAAGCAAGAAGATAAGTTCGATCTTCATGAACATATATGTGCAGGTGACTCTACAGATGGCGTACCTAACATAATGAGTGCAGATGATGTATTCGTTACTGGTACTAGACAGACTACTATGCGTAAGACTAAGATCGAAGAGTTCCGAGATCATTCTAAAATGACTGAAGAACAGCAACGTAATTATCAACGTAACAAAGTACTGATTGATCTTGAAGAGACTCCAATTGAGGTAGTAGATGCTATCTTACTAGAGTGGCACTCAAAGCGTAAGTCAGATGGATCAAGAACAATGAATTATCTTATTAAGAAACGCTGTCGTAATCTGATTGAATGTGTTTCTGACTTTGCTAATAAACACTAATATATAAATACCAACACACCACTCAACCGATACGGAGGCTCCTACCACTTTTTCCCCCTTAACAAATATAACAGGAGACACTCATGTCACCAGCCCATCTTGAACGATTAAGAAAAGACTCACGTGAATTATGTCATTATGAGAAGCACTTAGAGAAACAGGGTAATAGGATGTTGATGTATAAGATCAAGAGAAAACGGGAATATTTAGAGTCAAAGATTATGGATATAACAATGGAAGTAGCTTAGAATGCCAATGTACGATTACAAATGCAAGGATTGTGAAACAGTAACAACTGAGATGCGCAGAATTGCAGCACGACGAGACCCCTCCACATGCAAGTCGTGTGGAGGTAATGAGGTGTCTATCCAGTTAGGTATGCCTGCTGTATTGTACTCTGGAGTAGGATCTGTATATGGAACTACATCAGACGGCTGGAAGGATAGATTAAAAACAATCCAAAAGAATAATCCATTAGGTAACATTAACGCATAATGACTATTAAAAAAGCAGTTAAACTTAAACTAGAACACCTCGCTAAAATAGAACCAATGACTGATACACAGCGAGATGTATTTCAACAATATAAGAACGGCTACAATTTGGTATTGAATGGTTCTGCAGGTACAGGTAAGACATTTATTGCGATGGCGTTAGCTCTTGAAGAAGCACTTGATAGAGAGACGCCATACGAGAAGGTTATCATTGTACGGTCAATTGTACCTACAAGAGATATTGGTTTCCTACCAGGAGACGAGGAAGAGAAGAAGGATGTATACGCAGCACCTTACCGTGCTATATGCAAAGAGATTCTTCCTGGTCATGGTGATTCATGGGAACGGTTGGTAGAACAAGATGCAATTGAGTTTTTATCAACATCATTCATTCGGGGCATTACATTAAACAATGCAATTATCATTGTAGATGAAATGCAGAATATGACCGAGCATGAGTTGGACTCAATCATTACACGAGTAGGTCGTGATTGTAAGTTTATTATGTGCGGTGATTACTATCAGTCAGACCTTAAAAAGTCAGACGAGAAGTATGGTATTATTAACTTCCTAGATATTCTACGAGAGTTAAAGAAATTTAGTGTGATTGAATTCAGTTGGCCAGACATTGTTCGTTCTGGATTGGTACGAGATTACATTATGACTAAAGAGATGAGAATTAAAAATGGCAAAGTTTAAGAGGTTTGAAGCGTCCAATAAGAAAAAGGACAAATTCAAATCAGTACAACGTGACGATAGTTTTCCTAAAATGAAGACTGCAACTAAATATAAAATGAAGTACACAAATGATGACGCAGAATTTTCAACACAATACTACCAATCTAGGGTATGATGATCTAACTGCAGAAACTCTTACTACCGGACGGACATACAAAACTCCTACCGGTAGTAATTATCCTTCTGTTACAACTGTATTATCAATCCTATCTAAGGAAGGTATTGATGCATGGAAGAAGCGAGTGGGTGCTGAGGAAGCTGCTAAGGTAGGTTTTCAAGCATCCAATCGTGGCACTGATGTGCATGATTGCCTTGAGAAGTATGTTGCAAATGATCCACAATTCAGTCGTGGTTATATGCCCCATATATTATCAGCCGTTAATAAGATCAAGCCAGTACTAGCAGAAAAGCTAGGAACTG